GCCATCGGCCTGGCCATCGCCACCGAGCGCAGTCAATCTTCCATGCATGCCAACGGCTTGCGTCCAAGCGGCACCTACACCGTGACGGGCAGCCTGACCGAAGAGCAGCACACGCGGCTCAGCAAGTGGGTGAAGGACCAGGGCGGCCCCGAGAACGCTGGCACCCCCCTGGTGCTGGACCGGGATGCCAAATGGTTGAGCACCTCGGTGAGCGGCGTTGACGCTCAGCACGTCGAAACACGGCGCCTACAGGTTGAGGAGATCTGCCGTGGCTACGGGGTGTTCCCCATCATGGTGGGGCACTCCGACAAGACCAGCACGTTCGCCAGCTCCGAGGCCTTTTTTGCTGCCCACCGGATCCACACGCTGGCGCCCTGGCACAAGGCCTGGCGCGACCGACTGGACGAAACGCTGCTCGATGGCTCCGGATCGCTGTTTGTCGACTTCGACACCCGTTACATGGTGGCCGGCTCCTTGAAGGACCGCGCAATGTGGGCTCGGACCATGGCAGAGACCGGCATCTGGACCCGCAACGAAATCCGCGACGAGGACGGCAAGGATCCCCTGCCGGGCCTCGATGAACCGCTGACGCCACTCAACATGAGCACCGGCAAGCAAGGGAGCGACGATGAAGATCAAGACAATGCAGCGCCTTGAGCGCAAAGACGGGCCCGGCGGCCGCGAGGTTCGCTCCTATGCGCTGCAGATCAAGGCTACGGGTGACGATGGCTCTATTGAGGGATATGGATCCGTCTTCGGGGAGCGAGACTCTTACGACGATGTGATCGCGGTGGGTGCCTTTGTGGATAGCCTGAAGGCGCACAAGGCGGCGGGCACCATGCCGGCCATGCTCTGGCAGCACGACGGCGCCAAGCCAATCGGCATCTGGACGGAGATGGTTGAAGACAGCAAGGGTCTGCGCATCAAGGGCCAGCTGGCGCTGGAAACCAGCCTGGGCAAGGAGGCCCATGCACTGCTCAAGATGGGCGCGCTCAATGGCCTGTCCATCGGGTTCATATCCAAGCAGTGGGCCTATGACCGAGATACCGACGTTCGCACCTTGACCGAGGTGGACCTGTGGGAGGTGTCACTGGTGACGTTCCCTGCTAACGGCAAGGCCCGAGTGACGAACGTGAAGGCGGCCGACGATCTGGCCGCCCCGAAAGATGCTGAGCGGCTCCTGCGTGATGCAGGTTTCAGCAAATCTGATGCGACGGCCTTTGTGTCGCGCGTCATGCGGATGGGAGAAGCGCGGAGAGAGTCCGCAGATTCGACCGCTGCGGCAATGCGTTCGGCCGACCGGCTGCTCGCTTCCCTCCAATCCTGAAGAAAGCACATCATGAAGAAAACTGTTCTGGCCCTGATGGCCATCCACATGGCCGCCTTCCAGACCAAGGCCGACGCCCTGGGCGTGTACGAGCGCCGCGACGATCCCACCATCAAGACCGTCTCCGACGCTCTGGACAAGATCGCCACGGCCTTCGAGGAATACAAGAAGACCAACGATGCGCGCATCGAGGCCATCAAGACCGGCAAAGGCACGGCCGAACTCGATGCGAAGCTCTCGCAGATCGATGGCCACATCGAGGCCCTGGGCGAGGTCAAGTCCAAGCTGGAGAAGATGGAGACCAAGCTCTCCCGCCCCGGCGCGATGGACCCAGCCCGCCAGGAAGGCGAGAGCAAGGAGGCGGCTGAATACCGCAACGCCTTCATGGGCTGGATGCGCAACCCCGGCGACCCGGAGCGTCGCACCGCCCTGCAACAGCGCGCCCGCGAGCTGAAGAAGTCGCTGCGCGTCGAGGGCAATGATGACGACGGCTGGGAAACCCGTGCCACGCAAACGACCACAACCACCGGCTCGGCTGGTGGCTTCGCGGTGCCCGAGATCATCGAGCGCCAGATCGCGCGCCTGGGCCTGGAAATCAGCCCCATCCGACAACTCGCCACGGTGCGCACTGTGGGCAGCACCGACTACAAGGAGCTGTTCGACGTGGGTGGCGCCGGCTTCGAGTGGGTGGGTGAGACCGATACCCGCAACCAGACCGACACCCCCAACCTGGCCGAGGTGACTCCCACCTTCGGCATGGCCTCTGCCAAGCCCCAGGCATCGGAGGAGTCGCTGGACGATATGTTCTTCAACGTCGAGGACTGGCTGATCTCCAGTGCCTCCGAAGCCATTGCCCAGGGCGAGGGTGCAGCCTTCGTGCTTGGCAACGGCACCAAGAAGCCCACAGGCTTTCTGGCGGGTCCTGCCCCGGTGGCTACGGATGACAAAACCCGCGCCTTCGGTGCGCTGCAGTTCATTGCCTCTGGCGAAGCCGGTGCGATGCCCACGAACCCGGATGTGTTCCTGGATCTGGTCTATGCGCTGCGCGCCCGCTACCGCACGAATGCCAAGTGGGTGACAAACCGCCTGGTGCAGGCCGTGCTGCGCAAGTACAAGGACGCCCAGGGGCAATACCTCTGGCAGCCTTCCCTGCAGGCGGGCCAGCCCGCAACGTTTCTGGGCTACGGCATCACTGAAGCAGAGGACATGCCGGGCGTCGCCGCCAACGCCTTCCCCTTGGCCTTCGGCGACTTCAAGGAGGGCTATCTGATCGCCGACCGAGTGGGTATGCGCATCACCCGCGACGAGATCACTACGCCTGGCTTCGTCAAGTTCTACGTTCGCAAGCGCGTGGGCGGCAAGCTGCGCAACACCCAGGCGATCAAGCTGCTGAAGATCTCGGCCTGATCCTGCGAACGGCAACAAGGGCCCCGGCGGGGCCCTTTCATTGGAGAGCACCATGCAACTGAAAGTGATCAAGGCGTTCGACTGGGCGCATCGCGGCGTTCAGGTCGAGCATTTCGAGGCCGGCAGCATCATCGATACCGAAGACGAGGATCTGATCCGTGTGGCCACAGGCGAGGGATGGGCGGCTGAAGACGATGGAAGCGCGCCGCAGGCCAAGCCTTCTGCAGGTCTGAAAGTCGATGAGCTCAAAGCGGCTTTGGCGGCCAAGGGCATTGAAATCCCTGAAGGCGCCAAAAAGGACGAGCTCGCCGCACTGCTGGACGCTCAAGGTAGCGAGCAGCAATGAGCCTGATTGCCATCGAGCGTGCCAAGCAGCACCTGCGCGTGGATGGGCTTGATGAGGATGCCCTGATCACAGGGCAGCTCATGGCGGCTGAGCGCCTGGCCATGGCCTGGATCCGTCGCAACGTGTATGCCGATGCTCAGGCGTTGGCGGCTGCGGTGGCGGCGGTGCCGGCAGTGCTCTCGGAGGCGACAAGCGCCTACGAGGGTGCGCTGGAGCAGGCCATGGCGCTGCCGAATGCACTCGAGCGGCACGCGGCCATTGCTGCCGCTCAGGAAAACTACGACGACGCCCAGGGCGAGGCCAAGCGCACGCGCCGCGGGCGGGTTCTGGATGACCTGTTTACCTCGGGGGTGCTGCTCACGCTGGGGGCGCTCTACGAAAACCGCGAGATGCTGGAGCCGCCGCCCGTGGCCCAGTTGCTTCTCGATCCACTGAGGGCATATGGATGAAAGCCGGCACTCTTCGAGACCGCATCCGCATCCAGCGCCGTTTGCCCGGCGGAAGCTATGGGCAGCCGTCCAACACCTGGGAGGATGCGCTGCCAGGGCCCATCTGGGCCAACATCCGCTTTGCTTCCGGAAGTGAGACTATCCGGGCCGGGCAGATTGCCAGCAAGGCCCAGGCCAGTATCCGTATCCGCAAGCGCGCGGGCATCACGGCCGAGATGCGTGCGGTGTGCGATGGGGTGGAATACGCAATCAAGGCAGTGCTCCCTGATCACCAGCACCGCGAATATGTGGATCTGGTCTGTGAGGTAACCAATGGCTAGGGGAGCCAACTCCCTGATTGCTGCGGTCGATCTTTCGGGCCTTGAGTCGCTGTTCGATGATCTGGGAGACGCTGCCGAGGAGGCTGCCCGGCCGGCTGCCCAGGCTGCGGCCCAGGTGTTCTATGACACCGCGAAGGCCAACGTCGGCAGGATAAAGAAGCTCTCTGGCAACCTGGACAAGGCCATCTATCAGGCGTTCTCGCCCGAGAACAGTGGGCAGGGCGTTGCCGAATATCACATCAGCTGGAACGCCAAGACCGCGCCGCACGGCCATTTGCTGGAGGTCGGATTCTGGCAGCGCTACCAGGTGGTGCTGACCCGAAAGGGCTGGGTGACGCTGGCGCGGCCGCAGAGCGCCGGCAAGAAAAAGCCGCGCCGCCGGGCCAGCCAGGCGGAGAAAGATGCCTACTACCTGCCACGCCCAGGCGGGCCGGTCTACGTCCCTGGCAAGGCCTTCATGCGCGGCGCGCTGCGTGCGGAGCCGGCGGCTGTACTGGCCTCTGCTGATGTGCTTTGGCAGGCATTGGAAAGGGTGAAGTGATGGATGAAGCTCTGCATGAAGCCATTGCGGCCGTGATACCGAGCTGCTACAGAACCGTAGCCCCAGCCAATGCGCCTACGCCTTACGTGATCTGGCAGCGAATCGGCGGCGACACCAGCGAATACCTGGACAACGAGGATTCTCAGGTGGATACCGCCGATGTGCAGATTCGGATCTTCAGCCCAGACATTCGAGACCCAGAGCGGCTGATGCAGCAACTGGTGAGCGCGCTGCGGCGGCACCCCGACCTGACCATTCGCCCGGTCGGCAACTTCCGCGATGACTTCGACCACGACATGGAGCTGTTTTCTGCAGATCAGGATCTGTTAATTTTTTACTGAAGCACCTTTGATAGCATTCCTTCCTTCTATTAGGAGGTGGGAATGCGTTCTTCTGCGCTGTTTGTTTCTTTGGCACTGTCTTCAGCGGCCTCATTTGCGCAGTCCGTGCATTTGAAGTGTGATGTAGACAGTGTGAATGGCGGCCCTCGCAACGAGCGCTGGGTTGAAATTGATCAGACACATAACTTGCTACGTGATGGTGGAGTTTCAATGCCGCTTGTTTCGACCGTCGATGTGTATGGAGGCATTACCAGCCCGGTAGCCGGATTCCGAACCAAATATGAAATCAATCGGAGTACGGGTGAGATCTTAATAACTGAATATAAGAATCGCACTGTTGCATGGGAGCTCAAGGGCACATGTGACAAAGCAGAGCCTCCAAAGAGAAAATTTTAAGTACCAGTCCGCCTTTCAGGCGGCATTTTTGCCCGAAAGGGCCATTAACCCGCCACGGGAAGCCTGGCGGGTTTTTCTTTGCCTGAAAGGGGCACAACCATGCGCAAAGTTCCTCTGCCCGACGGGGCAAAACTCTATCTGTACACCGCCGCTCTGACGGCCTTGGCTGCCGGTGAAATGTCCAATGCAGCGCACGCGGTGGTGGAGGTGGCCAACACCTTGATGGTCAACGCTGTCGTGGTCATTACCAGCGAAGACTATCCCGAGTTGGAAGGGCGTGTAGCCAGGGCCAAAGCTGTGACCGCTGATAGTGTGACTCTGGACGGCGTCGATACCCTCGACCTCTCCAAATTCCCGCCCGGCGGCACTGTAGCCCTGATTCCGCTGGTGGCTGACGAATGGCAGCGCCTGCCTTATGTGCCTACTTTTGGGCTGACCGGCGGCGATATCAAGACCGGCACCAGCTCTTACCTGGACGTCCCTGATGACCAGGAGTTCGGCCTGGGCCGCAACGCGCGCCGCCTGGAATACACCATCAGCTGGAAGCAGGACGGCGAGGCCCGTGCGGCACTGCAGGCCTCCGATGGCATGGAGTCTGTGCACCGTTTGCAGTTCAAGGACGGCTCTGCTAGCTACTACGTGGGCGAGCTTGCCTACGACGATGTGCCCAGCACTGAAAAAGGCAGCGAGCAGACCACCAAGTCCACGGTGCTGCTGCGCGGTGCACCCACCAACCTGGCCAAGGCAGCTTGATCATGAGCGAGCAGATCGCACGCCAGATCGTGCTGGGCCAGCGGCCCAAGGGCATCGTCCATTCCCTCAAGATCACCATGCTGGATGGCACGGAGGGGCTGTTGCCCGTGACGTTCCGCTACCGCGACCGCGTGGAGTTTGGCGAGTTCCTGGACAGCCTTCACGGGGTCCAGGTCCCGAACTTCGATGGCACGGCTGCCAATGCCTCCAAGCAGTTACAGCGTGGGGCTGTGCAGATCAACGGCCAATACATCTTGAGCTGCCTGGAGGATTGGGGGCTTGACGTTCCCTTGACTCTCGACAACTGCATTCAACTGGCGCGTGAGATCCCTGCCGCCGTGCAAGCGGTGATGGAGACCTATCGTCAGATCTGCATCGAGGGCCGCCTGGGAAACTGATTGCGGCAGTGCGCGCCCGGTACACGCAGCTCCCGGATGCCCAGTACCTCAAGGACTGGGGGCTGCCTGTGAGCCAGTACGCCGACATGTTCAGCGTCGAGGTATGGCCTGAAAACTGGACCGCCTGGCGCCTGTTCGAGGCCCTGCAGACGCAGTGGCGCGTCGGCGCAGGCGGTGTTGTGGGCCTGGACTACGGCGTGCTGGCCGATGAACTGCGCGCGCGCGAAATCCCCCATGAAGACCACGACCGGCTGCGCGCCGAAGTGAGGGTCATGGAGGCTGCCGCACTTCAAGAAATCTATGCCGAGGCCGAATAATGAGCGATACCGACCGCCGTAAAGTCCAGATTGAGGCCTCGATGGACGCCACAGGCGTGCGCGAGGGCGGCGCCGATGCAGTGGCCGCCGCCAAGGAAATGGCTGCAGGCGTGGAGGCTGCAGGCAAAAAAGCGGCACAGGGTCTCAAGCCACTGGAGACCCAGCCGCAGCAGGCTGCTGCAGCCATGTCTCGGGCTGAAAAAAATATGGTCGGCAGCATCCAGCGCGCGACCGCGGCTCTGCAGTCCGGCGGCAAAGCCGGATCTGACTACTACGACATGCTGGCCAAGCAGCGCGGCATCTCGGGTGACGTACTTAAGCCCTATATCGACCAACTGCGCCAGGCTGAGGCCGCGCAGAAGGCCCTCAAGCAGTCCGGCGGCATCAGCGAGGGGCAGCGCAATGCGGCATTGCGCGGCGTTCCCGCCCAGCTTCAGGACGTGGTTGTTTCGCTGGCCGGCGGTCAAAACGCCATGACAGTGTTCTTGCAGCAGGGGTCGCAGCTGCTCACCACGTTCGGCACTGCTGCTGAAATGATCAAAGGCCTGGGTGGGTACATCCTTGGCCTGGTCAACCCTCTGACGGTCCTTGGAACTGCTGCGGGCCTGCTTGCTGTTGCGTTCTACCAAGGAAGCCAGGAGGCCCGTGAATATTCCAAAGCGCTGATTCTGTCGGGCAACGCTGCCGGCACGACGGCAGGGCAGCTCGCCCTCATGGCCGAAAGTCTCGGCTCCAAGAAGGGCCTCACCCAGTCCGGCGCGGCGGAAGCGCTGACGCAGATTGCTGCAACCGGCAATGTGGCGACCGAGACCATTTCCAAGGCCGCTGAGGCGGCTTTGCGCTTTGACCAAGTGGGCGTGCCTATCAAAAACACGGTCAAGGACTTTGAGGAGTTGGGCAAGTCTCCCGTCGAGGCTTCTTTGAAGCTGACTGAGCAGCACCGCTATCTCACTGCCGAGATCTTCAGCCAGATCAAGGCCCTTCAAGACCAGGGGCGTGAGGCAGAGGCGGCCAAGCTCGCCCAGGAGGCCTATGCGGACTCCATCATCGGCCGCACGACCCAGCTGCAGGAGCATGTGGGTTTGCTGGAGCAGGCCTGGAAAGGTTTGGCCAAGGGCGCAAAAGCTGCCTGGGATGCCATGGCTGGCATCGGTCGTGGAACGACGGTCGAAGAGCAATTGCAGCGGCAAATGCAAGTCGTGGCGACTTTGCAGGAAAAGCATGATGACTATGTCGCGCGCTACGGCAGTGGCCGAAACAACAGCGAGGCTCTACTCAATGCAGCCCAGGCTCGCATGCTCGAGCTGCAGGGGGAGGTCAATGAGGCTACGACGAAAGCCATGGCTGAAGGTCATGCGCAGCAGGTTCAGAAGGCCGGAATCAAAGCCATTGAGGCCGTGAGCAAAGCCAATGAGCGCGCACTCACCAAGCAGGAGCAGAAGGTAAAGGCGCTTGAGGACTATGAAAACAACATCGCCAAGATCAGAGCAGCCAACCCCAATGACGCGCTACTAGATCCCAAGCTCATTGCCAAAACCAAGGCCAGCATTGAAGAGCAGTTCAAGGAGAAGGGCGGCGGCAGGGGTGGCAGCACGGCTCCTGCCTCGCGCCGGCTTGACCTCTCCGAGATCCAGAATGCTGCCCGCGAGGAAGTGCGCATCATCGACGGCAAGCAAAAGGACCTTGACCGCCTGCGTCAGTCCGGTCTGATTGATGACCAAGGCTACTACAGCCAAAAGCGTTCCCTGATCGAGGAGTCCAGCAAGGTGGAAGAAACCGCCCTGCAGGAGCAGATAGCCCGTCTTCAGCAAGAGAAGGTCAAGGGCAGCGATGCGCTGGCCGTCAAAAAGCAGATTTCGGATACCGAGTCCAAGCTGGCCGCCAAGCGGCTGGAGACTGGCGAGAAGCTCAAGGCTCTGTCCTTTGAGGAGACTCTTGCTTTGGACCGTCAGCGGTTAGCCATGGAGTCTTTGGCCGAGTCTCATGCTCGATCACTGGAGCTAATTGAGCGCTGGCAGCAGCGCGAGGTGAGCACCGCATGGATGGGGAGCAAAGATCGGCGCAGAGCTGAAGAATTGTGGGGTATTCAAGATCGTTATCTGTCGGAGGAGCGGCGACTTAAGGATCAGAGGATGTACACCGTTGGTCTATCAGAGGGCCAGCGGGTACAGATTGATCAGCGGTTGGCTGATTTGAAAAAGGAAAAAGAGCGCGAGCTTGGTATTCATAGAGATACATACGCTCAGCTGGATTTGCTGCAAAGCAAGTGGGAGCTGGGCGCGGGTTTTGCCATGCAGAACTATGTGGACCAGGCGGCCAATGTGGCACAGCAAACGGCAGATGCGTTCTCCAATGCCTTCAGGGGTATGGAGGATGCACTGGTCAAGTTCGTGACCACGGGAAAGCTGTCGTTCACGGATCTGGCCAACAACATCGTGGCCGACATCACCCGCATCATCATCAAGCAGCAGCTCAGCAATGCGCTGGGCGTGGCTGGTACTGGTGGGAGTGGTGGCAGCGGCCTCATGGGGCTGTTGGGCCAGGGTCTGGGTCTGCTGACGGGGGCGCCTTCTATCGGCAATGCTGGCTGGGGCGATTACAGCGCAGAGGGCTTGGCAGCAGCGTTTGGCGCGGTCCCCAATGCGCTGGGCGGTGTCTACGACAGTCACAGTCTGAGCGCTTACCGCAACCAGATCCACGACACGCCTCAGTTCTTTGCATTTGCCAAGGGGGCGGGGGTGTTTGGAGAGGCCGGGCCAGAGGCAATCATGCCGCTGACCAGGGCTCCTGACGGCAATCTGGGTGTCAGAGCACTGTCTACTGCTGTGGGTGGCGCGACAAATTTCAACATCACTGTGCAAATGCCGCAAGGCGCAAGCCGGGAGACCGCGCTGCAGTTCGGCCGGACGGTGGGCCGGCAGATCGCTGTCGCGCAGTCCAGAAACGGCTAGAGAAACGGAAACGCCATGGCATTTTTTGAAGAGCTGTTCCCGCCGCGCATCAGCCGGGAGGCAGAGGGCGGGCCGCGCTTTATCAACAGCAAGGCCTACTCTGCATCGGGCCAGCGCATCACCAACCGGGAGGCGAAGTACCCGCTGCATGAGTACACCATCGCGCACCCGCCGCGCAAGCAAGAAGACTTTGAGGCCCTACGGGCCTTTTTTTATGTCGTGGGCGGCGATGCCGATGCTTTCCGCTTCAAGGACTGGAGCGACTTTCAGGCCACCGATGCCAACACCACGCTGACCGCCGTGGCAGGTGTTGCCAACACCTGGCAGCTGTGCCGCACCTATGTCTTTGGCAGCCGCATGTTTGTGCGCCCCATTTCAAAGCCCGCCAAGGGCTGCAAGGTGCAGCGCATGCGCGCCGGTGTGCCAAGCATGCTGGCAGTGGTGCCGGACATCAGCACGGGCCGGGTGGTCATTGCCGACCACATGGCTGGTGACAGCTACCGCTGGATGGGCACTTTTCATGTGCCGGTGGCCTTCAAAGACCCGTCCGCCGTCTGGAAGGTGCTGGGCGGCACAAAGTTGATCACCGAGTGGTCCGGCATCGAGCTGGAGGAGATACGCGTATGAAGCAGATCCCCGCAGCCCTGCAGGCCCACTATGACAGCGGTGGCACCAGCTTGGCCAGTGCCATTGTGATCAAGCGCACGGACGGCAAGGTGTTCGCCTTCACCAGCCACGATCAGCCCCTGGTGCTGGACGTCAGGGCCTGGGGCACAGACAACGCTGCCCTGGTGTTTGACTGTAAGCAGGGTCTGAGCGCCAGTGGCATCACGGCAACCAGCGGCTTTGCCGTGGACAACCTGGAGCTGACCACGCTGGACGATGGCAGCCTGTTTGTGCGCGAAGAGGTGGCTGCAGGCCTGTGGCAGAACGCCGAGTTCCGCCTGTTCCGCTACCGCTGGGATGTGGCGGCTCCCACCATCACCAACGATGTGGAGCCGCTGATGCGCGGATGGCTCGGCGAGATCACGCTGGGCGCGGCCACGCTGACCGTGGAGCTGCGTGGCCTCAAGCAAAAGCTCCAGCAGTCCCTGGGCATGGTCTCGCAAAAGACCTGCCGCAGCCGCCTGGGCGCCACGGGCTTGGCTCAGTGCAATCGCAGCCTGGTCGACCTGACCCATGCCGTGACGGTGATAGCGGTCACTGACAAGCGCACGTTCACCGTGAGCGGTGGCCTGCCCGAGGACTACCTGGGCGAGGGGCTACTGACCTGGAAGACCGGCGCCAATGCCGGCCTAACCCAGAAGGTGCGCAGCCAGAGTGCCGCCGGCGTGGTCACTCTGGTGCTGCCCATGGTGCTGCCCATTGCAGTGGGCGACCAGCTCACGGCCGTGGCCGGCTGCCGCAAGCGCCTGACCGAAGACTGCAGCGGCAAGTTTGGCAACGCCATCAATTTTCAGGGGGAGCCGCACCGGCCCAGCCCTGACGTCATCACGAGGCCTGTATGAATCTCATTGTGCAAGCGGCCCGCCGCTGCATTGATACGCCGTACCACCACCAGGCGCGCAAGCCCGGGGTGGGCCTGGATTGCGTGGGCCTGGTGGTCTGCACGGGGCAGTCTGTGGGCGCCCTTGGTGCCGGCTTTGATGTGCGCGGCTACCGCCGGGTGCCGGATGGCTTCTCGCTCATGCACCACCTGGATGAGCAGCTGGACCCCATCGAGCGCGCCGACATGCGCCCGGGCGATGTGATCTGCGTGGCCTTTGACGGCTATCCGCAGCACATCGGTGTGCTGGGCGATTACGCCCATGGCGGGCTGTCCATCATCCATGCCAGCAGCTCGGCGGGCCGGGTGATCGAGACCCGTCTTTTGTTCTCCGCTGCCATGCGCTTTGTGGCGGCTTTCCGTTTCCGAGGGGTATAGCCATGGCGCAGTTGGTTGTTTCTGCTGTGGGGGCAGGCGTCGGCTTCATGGTCGGTGGCCCCGCAGGTGCCAAGGTGGGCTGGATTGCAGGTGCTCTGCTGGGTGCCTATGCCTTTGCCGAGAAGCAGACCCAGGAAGGTCCGCGCCTGAGCGATCTCAAGATCACGGGCACGGACTATGGTGAGCCGCTGCCCTGGGTGCAGGGCTCGCCTCGCATTGCAGGGCAGATCATCTGGGCCAGTGAGCGCCGTGAGCACAAGCACACGGAGAGCCAGGGCAAGGGGGGCGGCGCCGAGAGCACCAGCTACACCTACACCTGCGATCTGCTGATTCTGCTGTCCGAGAACCCCATTGCGGGCGTGGGCAGGGTGTGGGCCAACAGTGAGCTGGTCTACGGCCAGGGGGAGGCCAAGGACGGCTTCTGGCGGGAGATGCGGGTCTATGCCGGCACGGCCGACCAGATGCCCGACCCGCTCTATGAGGCAGCCGTGGGCACGGGCAATGCGCCCGCCTACCGGGGCCACGGCTATGTGGTGATCGAGAACCTGGACCTGGGCGGCAGCGGGAACATCCCCAATCTGACGTTTGAGATTGGCACCTCGACCACCAGCAGCAATATCACCTGCATTGCCGTCATCGACGAGAACGACGCTCAGGATTCGCAGGAGGGAGTCGATGCCAAGTGGGCGGACTTCAGCGAGCGCTTCCCCAAGCGCCGCATGTTCCTGCTATGCCCGACGCATCCCTATCTGCCGCTCTATACCCCGCAGGACCCAGGCCCGAACTTCATTGGCCCGATCCCTGTAGCCCGTGATGAGGGCAGTGTTGCTCTGCGCTCGGATTGGTATGACCTGTGCGGCCTGGATGCGCTGCCGATGCACAGCTCGATTGCCCTGTTCGTCGATAACTCGGGCTCGATGACCACCAATACGGTGCGCGCCTCCTATAACTACTTTATGCAACGCTTGCAGGAGCGCAGCATCAGCGTGGTGGTGGTCGAGAACGGTGATGAGGACTACATCACGCCGTTCAACCGCTATCTGGATATTCCTGGCGGCAGCGATGTCATCAGCCGAGATCTGGAGGGTGTGGCCAGCAGCATGCTGTTCCGGGCCGGCTACGCGGCAGCCGACTTTGATGCGGTGCCGCTGCGGGACCTGGAGAAGCCCCTGCGGGCGCTGACGCTGTCCCAGACCGCCAACACCCGCAGCGCCCTCGAAGTGCTGCAAAAGGGCTGGTTCTTCGAGTGTTCGGCGACCGACAAGCTGACCCTGCGCCCGCGCGCAGTGGCACCCGTGGTGCGCATCCCGTTCGTGGATCTGGGCTTTGGCAATGACTTAGGTGGCGCCGAGGAGCCGCTGGCGCTCAAGATCGGCAACGACCTGGAGCAGCCTGCCCAGCTCGCGTTGACCTACGCCAATATGGCGGCCGACTACAACGCCGACACGCAGTTCTCGGACCGCCTGGTGACCGGGCAGGCCAGCACCGAGACTCTGCAGGTGCCCTTGGGCATGCTGCCGGCAGAGGCCAAGGCGGTGGTTGATGCGCTGCTGTTCGACATGGCGGCCAGCATGCACAGCACCACGCTCAGTGTGCCGCTGCGCTACGCCTACCTGGAGCCCGGCGATGTGATCGAGGCCGTGGCCCTGGATGGCCGGGTGCTGCGCATGCGCATCATCACACGCAAGGACCAGCAGATGTTTCTGGAGCTGGAATGTGTGCTCGATGACGTGGGGGCGCTTGAGAGTGCGGCCATCACGGATGAAGGCTATGTGAGCGTCACCGAGCCGACCCGGGTGCCGGACACGGTCTGGGAGGCCATGGACATTCCCATCCTGCGCGATGCCGATAACGCTTCAGGTTTCTACCTGGCCGCAGCGCCTGAGAGCATCAACTTTGCCACCGACCAGTGGCGCGGCGCCGTGGCGGCGGCCTCCTGGGATGGGGTGGACTACATGCACCTGCAGACCCTGCTGGATGCCGCCGTGCTGGGCCAGAGCACCACGGTGCTGCCGGCCTGGGCCGGCGGGGCGGTGTTTGACGAGGCCAGCACGCTGACCGTGCGCGTCTGGGGGCAGCTGGCCAGCAGCACGCGAGAGACCATGCTCCTGGACGACTCGGTCAATGCACTGCTGGTGGGCTCCGAGATTGTGCGCTTCAGGTATGCCGAGCTGCTGGCCTCCGATGTGCCGGCCAATGTCTACACCTACCGGCTCAGCAGCCTGTTGCGTGGTCAGCGTGGCACCGAGTGGGCCATGGCCGGGCATGCCGTCAACGAACGATGCGTGCTGCTCAACACCCGGCTGCGCCGCCAGGCTACCCAGCCCAATGAGGTCAACATCCCCGTGCAGCTCAAGGTGCTGACCAGCGGGCAGCTGCTCAGCAGTGTGGAGCCCCGCACGTTCACCGATACCAGCGTGGCCCTCAAACCCTTCAGCCCGGCCGGCCTGCGCGGCCTGGTGGATACGCAGGGCGTGCACCTGAGCTGGCAGCGCCGCACCCGGCTTGCATACCGCTACGGCGGCATTGCGCCGGTGGTTCCGTTGGGGGAGGCGACGGAAAGCTACCGGGTGCAGGTCCGGAATGGGGCAACGCTTGTGCGAACCGCAACCGTCTCCAGCTCTGCCTTTGTCTACACGCCGGCCATGCGCGCAGCCGATGGGCTGGCCGGGGGCGAGTTGCTGCGCTTTGCGGTGGCGCAGATGTCGGCTGCTGCCGGCGCAGGCTACGAATCAACCATAGAAAGGGTCTGCACATGAGTCTGCAGCAATGGCTCCCGGCGCAGGACTCGCCGGAAGTGATCGTCAACGAGAACTTTGCGGCCGTGGCGCACATGGCGGTCTACGCCAAGGACGCCACCACCACCACGGCCCTGACCTGGGGCTACCTGGGTGGGCGCTGGGGCGGCTTTGCGGTAGCGGCGGGCACGCTGACCCTGGCGGCCAGCAGCACGCTCTACCTCACGGTCAACCGCGCAACCGGTGTCATCAGCGCAAGCAGCAGCAATGCGTCATGGACCAATACGGACGCTCATGCCCGGGCATACAAGCTCACGACCGGCCCAGCCACGGTGACAGCCATCGAGGACCATCGCGCCGGCCTGGGCGGCGTGCACGGCATCAGCAACACTGGCGGCTCGTCGGGTGGCGGCGCAGCGCCGGTGGTGCCCGATGCAACGACCAGCCGCGCCGTGACCTTGGCCGATGTGGGCAGCTATCTGCGCTTCACAGCCTCTGGCGCCAAGGCCTGCACGTTTGATGTCGCCGCGGGCTTCACCACGGGCCAGGAGGTGCACATTGCCAACCGCTCGGCCAGCGGCAATGTGACCCTGTCGGCAACGGGCATCACGCTCAGCCCGCCCAAGGGTGGCACTCTGAAGCTGGAGCCGGGCGACACCGTCACGGTGAAGTTTGTGAGCACTGCCAGCGCCGATGTGTTCGGCAGCACGGAGGCTGCAGCATGATCCCTGGAATCACAGCAAGCCGGATCAAGGCCGGTGGCTCAGGCAGCGCAGGAACGGTCTTTTTAACGGTGCCCGCGCAGTCGGAGACCATGGCCGGGTTCCCGCTGACCATCGATCTCTCTGGTATGCCGGGGAGCTGGTGGGACAGCCTCAAGCATGCCGACGGTGGAGATATCCGCATCGAGCAAAGCGGGGTGCGCATTCCTGTCGACATTGTCTCGATCAACGCAACGGCCAAGGCGGGATTCCTCGTTGCGCGTGTCGATTTGTCCGGCACTTCCGTCAGCACGATCAAGGTCTCGTGTGGCGATGCTGCCAACGTCTTGCCGCCCCATACCGATCCCTATGGGCGCTATGCCGTATGGGCCGGATATGCGGGGGTCTGGGCTCCCGGTATCAGCATGGCAAGCCGCGCACAAAGTGGTAGCGCGCTATCCAATTCCGGTGGCGCGGCAGTCATCGTTGATGCCTCGAAGCCATTCCTGGGGAAGGCGATTTCTCATGCGGACTCACGATACCTGTACGCCAGTGCCGTGCAGAGCACTCAAGTCTGGACGGTTTCCTGCACAGCGAGTGTCTCTTCTATTGAAAGCTTTTACTCCAGGGGCGCCATGTCTCTGAACAATCAGGGCTCAACCAGCACCCGGTTTTCAGTTGCTGGTAGGCCTGCGACGGTTTGGGACGCCTGGAGTTCATCCGGTTCTTGGATGGGGTCGACTGCAGCATTGACTCTTTCAGATCCGACCAGACTTGCGCTTCGCTCGAATGGAAGCACTCAGGTGGATCTGTTTGTCAACGGTAGCAACGTAAGAACGAGGACCGGTTACGGCGCTCTGCCTACTTCTGAAGCCGCGGACTTTCTTCTCGGTGCGACCGGAAATGCAGGGGAGAACTTGGTCGGACTGACTGGCGGCATCTGCTATGTGTTTCCCGGACTTCGCTCAAACGCATGGCTGTCCGCAGAGTCCCAGAGCATGAAAAACCCCGGTGGCTTTTACGCCATCACCGGCTAGATCAACCCGCTTCGGCGGGCGGCATTGACGCGCGCAAAGCATTTATTGCCTGGGAGGGCTATGGACGACTACGGCGACGAATTGCCGGCGGTGACGCGCCAGCAGATCAATGAACGTTTTGACAAGGGGAGTGAGCGCATGGCCGCCATCGAGCGCGATTTGAAGGCAGTCACGCAGCAGTTGCAGGAGCGCGATCAGCAACTGGCGGATCTGCTGGAGTTTTTTACCGCCATGAAGGGCGCATTCAAGGTGCTGAACTGGGTGGGCAAGGCATCCAAGCCGCTGGCGTACATCGTCATGCTGGGTGGGGCGTGTGTTGGCTTCTGGACGGCCGTAAAGGCGGGAGGTACTCGATGAACTGGAAAGAAAAACTCATTGCCACTATCGGCGGCGCTGCCGTAGTCCTGGCTGTGCCGCTTGTGGAGAAATACGAGGGCACAGTGCTGCGCAGCTACCGCGACCCGGTGGGCATCATCACGGCCTGCACGGGTCACACCGGCCCCGAGCTCAAGATGGGTCAGACCTACACCCGCCAGCAGTGCGAGGAAATGCTCTACAAGGACTTGGCCAAGCATGCCGACGCGCTGAGCTGCGTGCGTGCGCCGCTGACGGACGGGCAGCGTGCGGCATTCCTAAGCTTCGCCTTCAATGTGGGGGATGACGCCTTCTGCCGCAGTACCCTGGTGCGCAAGGCCAATGCGGGCGACTTCGGCGGCGCTTGCGCCGAGCTGAGCCGCTGGATCTATGCCAGCGGCAAAGAACTGCCCGGCCTGGTCAAGCGCCGCGCGGCAGAGCGGCAACTGTGTGAGGCGGGCCTGGGATGACCGGCGCATCCCGTATCTGGCCGTGGCTGGCTCTGGCCCTTGCCCTGCTGCTGGCTGTGCAGACCCAGCGGCTGGCCAAGGTCGAGACTTCACATGCAAAAGCGGATGTGGCTCAAGCCCAGCAATCGCAAGCTGCTACAGAAAAGAAAGCGGAAGCCGTGGTGAAGCACGGTGCCGCCCAACAGGGAAACACCCATGACTACACGCAAGAAATGGCCCGCCTGGCGGCTGGCCGCGCTGCTGATGCTGCCCGCATTACAGGCCTGCAGCACGACATCAGGAGCGCTGCAACCCGCAACGCCCAGCTTGCGAGTGACGCCGCTGCCTGCCGAGGTCTCGCAGATCAGCACCAGCGACTCGCAGCCATTGCTGCAGAGGGCGCAGGCCTGGTTGGAGACCTTGGCAGCCTGGTCCAAAAGCGAAACGCCCAGGTGATCCTATTGCGCGGCCAGATTGCAGCCGACCGAACATTGCTCGAGCAGTTGAAATGAAAATCCTCCCCGGTGCTTCGGCATTGGGGAGGCTTTTTTGCTTATGCGCTGGCCGGTGGTTGCATCAGGGCTCGCAGTCCTCGTAGATCCAGGCTTTCATTTCTTCGTACACGTCCGCACTGTGAAAGTCCAGGCACTGGGGGTGCTTGGACTGCAGAAACTCATAAAACAGATGCATGGCTACACCCATGGCCATGTAGTCCGATTCGGCCATCAGGTCGCTCCAGCTGTACCAATGGTCAATGATGGCGCTGCGCGCATCTTCACGTCGCATCATTTTTCTCCCCTGGGATGCATATCCATGCTTGCCTGATAAAACTCTGCGTATACGTACGACTGCCATTCAGTCTCATGCTGCCCTTGTCGATGGCCACGAGATTGCAGCAGTTCAGCGCCTCGATGACATCGTTAATACCTGGAGGGGCGCCGGGTTCTGGAAGTAGGTGCGCTTGGTTCTTGGGCATGCCGGTGCCGGGCAGCTTTGAATGCATATACAGCCATCCATACGCGCCGTTCGCCTGCGCGATTTCAGGCGGCAGCCGCTGTCCGTCTTCGTACAGTTGATAGATGGTGCACCACAT